CAAAGTCTATATCTAGCGTAGTAGAGCTAAAGGATGTTTTAGGTGAGGACAAGTTACCCTCATTAGATGCGCTAGATATAGACTTTGAGTATAGCTCAAGCAAGATACTAAGCAACCTACAGGTACTAGATGCAGTGGATGCGCAGAGCAACACGCAGGTAGGTATTTCTTTACCATTAATCACCCACAGCCAAAGGCTGTATTATGATTCAGGTGTAGAGTCAGAGCAGTCAGGTAACCTATACTGGGGTACTAAGGTACAAGGGGTGAAACACAGACAGCTAAAGTATGCTGTTAGGCTAGACAGGATTATTGACGCTATTGAGTCTAAGTACTCTGCGATCAACTTTGATACTACTAGCTTTTTCCATGATGCCACTAAGGACATCCATAAGATCTATTTGTGGTGTCACAGGAAGACAGGTCAGGTTACTATTGAGGCAGGCAGCGAGCAGAAGGTTCCTTTTACACAGACTAACTTCCAAACGTACTTTAATATAGACGTAGATGGTGACGCAGTTCCTGTTGGTAATGCAGGCGCTAATGATACACTAGTATTCTTAGGCAACGTAGAGTCTACCTCTAGGGGTCAGTATGATCTTATCATTAAGAAGGATGGGGTTATAGTTCAAGTATACGAGAAAGTATCAGGGACTATTGCGCCTACCTTTAGCACAGGGGCGTTCCAAGCAGGTGACCAATACTCTGCGTACATAAGAACCTATGATGAGCCAATAGTATTTACATCACTTACTTGGCAGTATAAGCAAAGTACAACTACAGTAGAAACAGAAACAGCTACAGACAATACTTACGAGTCTAGCTTCAAGTTTAATATAGGTGAGAACATGCCTGAGATGAAGATCATAGACTTCTTATCTAGCCTATTTAAGATGTTTAACCTAGTGGCCTATGTTCAGGATGATGATACTATTCAGGTAGAACCACTAGACACCTACTATGGCAGGTCTAGGGATCAGGATATCACTAAGTATATTGATATTACCAAGTCACAGGTTAACACAGCCATACCATTCAAGGAGATATTCTTCAAGTATGCTGATACAGACACTATACTTGCTAAACAGCACCTACAAGAACTATCTGACGTAGAGTGGGGTGGCGTAGAGTACCAACACTCAGCGCAGCTAGATGGTGATATCTATAAGGTAGAGCCTGCGTTTGCTCACGCTAAGTTTGAGAAGTTATTTGACAACTCTGACCTTAGCAATGACACAGGCACTCAGATTGGGTACTATGTGAATGAGAACGAGGAGGCCTATGGAGGAAAACCTCTTTTACTATACATAGACAATCAGTCACCTAGTGTAGACCTTAGTTTTGTGGCTAATGACAATAGAATACAAATAGGAAGCAGCCTGTCAATAAATATGCCATCTAACACAGAGGTAATTGATAATGCATCGTCTAACAACCTACACTTTAACGCAGAGATCAGTGAGTATACCCTTACTACAGCCTCAGAAACGCTTTTTAAGCGCTTTTACGAGAACTATATAGTAAATGTATTCGACAGCAAAAATAGGCTCACTAAGGTCAGCGCTGTGCTTCCTATAGGCAAGGTTATAGATATAGAGTTGTATGATGTGATCATTGTCGCAGGGAGGAAGTATAGAATAAACTCAATGAAGACCAACCTGAAGGATGGCAAGACTGAATTTGAACTAATTAATTACTATGATTAAGCCAATATTTAGCATGCTACAGCAGGATTTACCTACAGGGGATCCTGATATAGACTTTGCAAAGGGTGTACAAAAGTACCCATCAACATACAAGGAAGCGTTCAGACAAATTAAACAAAAGATAAGAAATAGATGGCAACAAATTACATAAAGATTGAGGTAGACTACGCTAATGCTAAGGTCAAGATTGGTGACCTTAAGATGAGCTTTGATGAGCTAGGGGAGAGAGCTACTGCTACTAGGAATAGGATAAACAAGGCATATCAGTCTACTGAGAACGCTATGAAGGGTAGCCTTAAGGCCCTTACTAGAGAGCGTGAGGGTTGGATTAACCTACAGCAGTCTTTAAGTACTACTAACGCTGCTTACTCTAAGTATCAGGCTCAGATTGATAAGCTAGACGCTAAGATCGCTAAGATCACAGATACTAGACGTAAAGAAGAAAAAGCACTTAAGAATTCTGCTAATGGACTTCGTGCGCAGATCGCTGCTATGCAGACTGAGATGGACAATAGGATTCTATCTAATAAGCAGTACCGTATAGCTAACCAACAACTACAACAACTTAAGGATAGGTTAGAGGCGCTTACTGATACTAGAAAAGAGCATGAGATAGTTCAAGAGGGTTCTGTTGCTAGTTACGAAAGGGAGATTCAAATCCAAATGGATAGGCTCAGAAACATGAACCTTGAGCAGGATGAGATTGAGGAAACTGAGCAGAAAATTGCAAGCCTTATGGCTAGAAAGGCAGAGGCTGCTTCTAAATCAAAGTTGCTTAATAAGGCAATGGCAGGAACTTCCTCTTCAGCAGGTGCTGCAGGTTCTGCAGTAACAGAACTTGGTCGTACTATTGGTGATGCTCCTTTTGGATTAATGGGTATGGCCAACAACATCCAACAGCTATCTCAGCAGTTTGTGGATCTTAGTAACAAGTCAGGTGGTACTAAGCAGGCGCTCCAGTCAATGCTTCAGACAATGATAGGCCCTGCAGGGGTTGTAGTTGCTATTAATATTATTACCTCTGCACTTGTAGCTTATAGTATGAGGAAGGAGAAGGCTAAGGAGAAAACACAAGAGTTCTCTAACGAGCTTCTGCTTGAGGGTAATATATTAAAAGCGTTAAGACAAAACTATCTAGACACAAATAAATCGCTAGATGAAAGGATTAAGATACTAGACACCCTTGCCTTAACTGACAAAAATCTTCAGGAGATATTAAAGGATCAGACCTTAACAGAGGAGGAGAGAACGAAGAAGGCTGAGAATTATATAGAAACCATGATGGTTGTTGAAGAAGAGGAGGCTAAGTTAGCTCAACTTAGAGAGGATATAGCTGATGATGGAAGAACTCTAGATGAGTTGAAGCAAGAAAGGCTTGAGAAAGAGGCTGAGATGATAGCGCTTAAGACTACTGTAGAAAAAGATGGTAGTGCAACGGCTCGTCTTGGTGCAGCCCTTGAGTTAAAGATAAGAGAGCAGCAGATCTTAAAACTTGATGAGCAGATTGGTAAGTATGATACTATCACTCAACAAACATTAGACTTAGCTGAACTTAGACAGTCTGTTGAAGAGGGTGATAAGAAGATAGACGAGGATAGAGCTAGCGCTTTAGACGAACTTGCTCAAACAACGTTTGACCTAAGGCAAAAGATACTTGACAACGAACTTTCTAGTCTTGAGAAGAGCGAGGTGCAGAATGTAGAGGCTAGAAGAAAGGTCATGAAGCAACTATTCGATCTAGAGGAAGAGAGGCTTGAGGCTGAAAGACAGAAGGAACTTGAGAATATAACAGATCAGGCCACTATAAATGCCATAAATGAGAAGTTTGATAAACTCTCTGAGATGGCAGGTATTGACTTTAGAAAGCAACTTGAGGGCGCTGTATTTGACCCTATAGATGTAGAAGTAAAGCCTAAGTTAACCCTCAAGGAGTTATTAGATGGGCCAAAAAAGACTGAGGCACAGAAGTGGGCTGCTAAACAACTTGGTGACGCTATAAGTGGTATTGATGAGGAATTAGCTAATAGAGTTGAAACGACAGGCGAAAGAAATCCATTTGTGGATAGGTTTGGCGTAAGCGAGGAGGATGTTCTTTTAGCTATAGATACCTTTCAGCAAGGTTTTCAGGCCATTAATGACGTTCTAACTGCTCAGGCTGATAAAGAGATAGCAATTGAAACCAATAGAACCAATGCCTTAAACGATAGCCTAAGAGAAAGACTTGCTAATGAAAAGTTAAGCGCTGATCAAAGGGACAAGATTAATCAAGAGATAGCAAGGAATAAGGCTGATCTTGTAAAGAAAGAGAATGAAATAAATAAGAAGAGGTTTGATCAACAAAAAGCGTTTAATATATCTATGGCTGTTATTGATACATTTGTTGCAGCTAACCAAGCGTTAAAAGATGAATCTCTTGTTACAACATTTGCTAAGGTTGCAGCTATGGTTTCCATTATTGGTACTGGTCTTGCAAATGTAGCGTCTATTTCTAGTCAAAAGTTTACAGGCAAGGCTATGCCTTCTGCTAGGCTTTCTTCTCAAGGGGGAGCTTCAGCAATGGCTGCTCCTGACTTTAATGTAGTAGGCGCTAGTGGACAAAACCAGTTAGCTGAGGCTATTGGGATGTCTAATAGTGAGCCATTAAAGGCCTATGTAGTATCCTCTGACGTAACGTCTGCACAGGAGATGGATCGTAAGATTGTAGAGGGTGCGTCAATTTAAAACAAAGTAGAACTAATAAGTTATCCTTATATGGAAGTTTTTGAGTTATTTATAGACGAAGAAAGTCTAGAATCAGGCATCCAAGCCATATCAATAGTAGAAAATCCTGCAATAGAGGAAGATTTTGTTGCCTTAAAGTCACAAAAGATAGAGTTAGCAGAGGTAGACAACGAGAAGCGTATCCTTATGGGGCCTGCGCTTATCCCAAACAAGAAAATCTATCGTAGAAATGAGCTTGGAGATGAGTATGAGATCTTTTTTAGTGAAGATACAGTAAGAAAGGCATCACAGCTCTTTTTATCTAGAGGGAATCAGAACAATTCAACATTAGAACACGAATATCAGATAAAAGGGATGTCTGTGGTTGAGTCTTGGATTGTAGAGGATGAAAAAAAGGATAAATCAGCGTTTTATAACCTAAATATGGCAAAAGGCACTTGGATGGTGTCTGTAAAAGTAAATAATGAAGAAGTTTGGAATGAATTTGTTAAAACAGGCAAGGTTAAAGGCTTTAGCATTGAGGGTTACTTTAGTGATAGCTCTAATAGACCTAAAGAATCTGTGGAGGAGGATCTCTGCCAAGATTGTTTTGAGGAATTACAAGCAGAATATGCTCTTTTAGAGGCTGTAGCAGCACTAGAAGAACAGGTAGAGCTAGAGTCTTATGGTGGTTACCCTGATAGCGCTGTAAGCAACGCTAAATTAGGTATAAAACGCAACAAAGAGATAGGAAACAAATGCGCCACGCAGGTAGGAAAGGTTCGAGGCCAACAAATCGCCAAAAAAGAAAATTTCACCCTCCCAACCCTAAAAAGAATCTACAGTTACTTAAGCAGGGCAGAGGCTTACTACGATGCGTCAAAACCAGAGTCATGTGGGACTATTTCTTACTTATTGTGGGGAGGAAAGACGATGAAGAACTGGGTGGAGTCAAAATTAAAAGGCTTAGACGAACTCGAAGAGGTAGAGATGTATGAGAACCCATGTCAGGAAGGGTATGAGCAGATTGGTATGAAGACAAAGGGTGGTAAGAAGGTTCCTAACTGCGTACCTAAGAAAAAATAATGGCAGACGTATTTAACACATCATACAGAACAAAGGCAGACGTAAACACAGAAGAAGAGCGTCTATATTATAATATTGAGGAGGGTGCTTATGTAACCACCTCAGCAGGTGTTTATACTGTATGGAATGGCGAGTGGGTAAAGTTGTATCCACAAGGAGGCGTAGATAGTGGTTTAGGATGGGCTAGATATGATGATAGTACATATACTTCATCAAATAAGCTATTCTTAGCATTAGATACAGAGGTTGTACTTCCTAATGATGCAGGGGCTATCTACAGGAGTCACACAGGTGCTGATTACTACAATTCTTCAACACAGAAGGTAACAGCAGACAACGAGAATGATACTTATCTAATGACAGTGGTGTTTAAGTACTCTGCTCCTAATGCAAACCAAACCTACCTAGAAATGCACTTTGAGGGTGGTAATGGAACCCCTTATGATAGGATTAGAGATACCATTACATTCCCAAAGGGTAATGATACAGAACATGATCACCATGCTATGTTTCAATATTACGCTGACTCAAATTTTGCATCTAATGGTAGTCAATGGAAGATAACTGCCAATGGTGGAACAGCACAGATTTGGGATATAATCTTCTTCATTCAGAAAGTACAAAACTATGCGTAGATATAGAAGCAGACATAACCCAAGCATCACTAGCCCTAGAGAGAACAGGAAGGCGTGTCTTTGCGCTAAGGGCAATACCTACAGTAGAAAATGCTGTAAGGGTAATATGATCAATCAGGGGGTTGGTAATATATACTGAAAATACAACAGAATAAGTAATTAATAGTTAACCTAATATAAATTAAGTATTTATGAAAGCAAGTGAAATTGTAGAAAAACTACGATCAGTCTTACTTTCTGCTGAAGAGCCTCAAGTAGAGCCTGCTGAAGAGCAAGTAGAGATGGCTGCTGAAGATATGGAAGTTAAAGACGCTGAAGAACTAGCTGTAGATGGCGAAGAGTCACCTGAAGAGGCCCCTGTAGAGGAAGCACCTGAGGAGATGAAATATGCCACTAAAGAAGAGCTAGAATCTGCTGTTGCAGAGATGAGAGCCATGTATGAGGCTATTGTTGAAAAGATGGGTTCTGAGGAGATGGAAACAGAGGTTCCTGCTGAAGAACTATCAAAGGAAGAGCAAGTTGACTTGTCTGCTGACGAGCCTGCTGCTGAGCCTTTAACACATTCGCCTGAGGTTGAGGAGGCGCAGAAATTAAATTTCTTCAACGCATCTAAGCCACGCAACACCATGAGTGTGGTTTATGAGAAAATGTTTAATAAGTAAAAACCAATAATTAAAAATGGCAACTTCAACTTCAATTACAACTACTTACGCAGGGGAGTTTGCAGGACAGTATATTTCTGCTGCGTTACTTTCAGGTAAGACCCTGAACGAAAATGCGATTGGTATTAAGCCAAACGTAAAGTACAAAGAGGTAATCAAGAAACTTGATACTTCAGGATTAATCGCTAACGCTTCTTGTGACTTCGCTGACACTGGATCTGTGACTCTAACTGAGCGCATCCTTCAGCCTGAGGAGTTCCAAGTAAACATTGAGCTTTGTAAGAAAGACTTTAGATCTGACTGGGAGGCTATCCAAATGGGTGTTGGTGCATTTGACCAACTTCCTCCAAACTTCGCTGACTTCCTTATCGCTCATGTAGCAGGTAAAGTAGCAGAGAAGACTGAGCAAAACATTTGGGGTGGTGTTAACGCTAACGCAGGTGAATTCGATGGATTCTCAGTTCTTATGGCTGCTGATTCTGACGTTGTTGACGCTGCAAATGGATCTGAAACTTCATTCACTTCTAGCAACATCGTTTCTTTATTAGAGAACACTCTTGATTCAGTTCCTTCTGCTATCTATGGTCGTGAGGATCTTACTATCTATGTTCCAACTGTAGCTTACAAAGCATACATTCGTTCATTAGGTGGATTTGGTGCTTCAGGATTAGGTGCTGCAGGTACAGACAGCAAAGGATCTCAGTGGTACAGCAATGGAAATGCTTTATCTTTCGATGGAGTAAAAATCCAACATGCTGCAGGTATGCCTGCTGATCACATCATCGCAGGTGAGGCTTCTAACCTATTCTTTGGTACTGGTCTATTATCTGACCACAACGAGGTTAAGGTTATTGACATGGCTGACCTTGATGGATCGCAAAACGTAAGAGTTATCATGCGATTCACTGCAGGTGTACAATATGGTGTAGGTTCTGACCTAGTATTGTTAACACTAGCATAATAAAATAATTGTATAACGAAAAGGGGTAGGTGAGCCAAGAGCCTGCCTACCCTTTTTTAATAATAAAAAACTATGAGCTGCACATTATCAACAGGAAGAAAAGAGCCTTGCAAGGATAGCGTAGGGGGCATCAGAGCGGTATATTTCGCTGACTTTGGTGATCTAGGTGCTATTACTTATAACGCTACTGATTCAGATGTTATTGACACATTCGTAGGAGCGCCTGAATTCTTCGAGTACGAAGTAAAAGGATCTTCTTCTTTCACACAGAACATTCAATCTAACAGAGAGAATGGAACTACTGCTTTCGAGCAAGTATTAGAACTTACCCTACACAAACTATCTAAGGAAGACCACAAAGAGTTAAAGTTATTAGCCTTTGGTCGCCCTCATGTTTTAGTAGAGGACTACAATGGCAACGTATTCATCGCAGGACTAGAGCATGGTATGGATGTTACTGGAGGAACTGTAGTAACTGGTGGTGCTATGGGAGATTTATCAGGATATACTCTTACCCTAACAGGTATGGAGCGCAAGCCTGCTAACTTCATAAACATGTCAGGATTAGCTGCAGGAGAAGGGCCTAAAGATGGTATTGCAGATACTACTGCTACTATCAGTGCTTCTTACCTACACGACCCTAGCGTATAATTAATTATACAGCTAATAAAGAGAGAGGCCCTGTAAGGCCTCTTTTTTTTGCCCCATATTAAAACAAAAACACACCTAGTTAGTTATCCTATTGTGATACGACTAAGACCAATACAAACAGAGCAAACATTTAGCATTATACCCTCCTCGTTTGAGGCTGCTGATCTTGACCTATGTTCAATAACTCTTACAGAGAATGGGACAAGCAAGTCAGAGAATAATGTTACTTTTACATGGGAGGTTTCCTCTAATGGAAACTATATTGAGGTCAGCATGACACCAACCATAACATTCAAGGAGGATCAAATATATGCGTTTGAGATGGCAACGTCTACAGATGTTTTCTATAGAGATCTGATCTACATAACAAGTAAAACAAATAAAAAAGAAATATTCTCGTTCCCTGAGCGTTACACAGAGCGTAATGATGGTAATGATGAGTATATAGTATTGTAATATGGCTAAGAACAGAGTAAGATTAGTAAACACGCCACAGCAGGCCAAGACCTATAAGAATAGCGTCAAGGTAGTAAACCTAAGTGGTTACCAGTCACCTGAGGTGATTGAGGATGATAGAAAAGACTGGGTGCTTTACCTAGCAGGTGATGATGGACAGGACTACTTCGAGTCCCTAATAGAGAAGTATCTAGGTAGCCCTACCAATGCTTGTTGCATCAATGGTATCACAGAGATGATCTATGGTAGAGGTTTAGATGCGCTAGATAGCAAGGAGAAGCCTGAGATGTACGCTAAGATGAAGCTACTACTTAAGGCCTCTTGCATGCGTAAGCTAGTCAATGACTACAAGCTACTTGGTCAAGGCGCTGTACAGGTTGTGTACAACAAGGCTAAGACTAAGATCGTTCAAGTACGTCACTTCCCTATGGAAACCTTAAGGGCTGAGAAGGCTAAGGCAGGAAAGTGCGAGGCATATTACTATCACCCAAAATGGTCAGAATTAAAACCTAGTGACAAACCTAAGCGTATCCCTACATTTGGCAATGGCTCTAAGAGTGAGGCTGTTGAACTTTATATATTCAAACCTTATAAATCAGGATTTTATTACTATGCTCCTGTTGATTATAATGGGTGTCTTCAGTACGCTGAACTTGAGGAAGAGGTTGCTAACTATCACATCAATAACATACAGAATGGCCTACAGCCTTCGTTATTGGTAAACTTTAATAATGGTATACCTAACGAGGAAACACAGGAACTTATAGAGAGAAAGATATATGATAAATTTAGTGGAAGCTCGAATGCAGGTAAATTCATACTTACGTTCAACGAGTCATCTGAGGAGCAAGCGACTATTGATCCTATTCATCTACCTGATGCGCACGCTCAATATCAGTTCCTTGCTGATGAGTCGAGAGAGAAGATAATGTTAGGACACAGGATTGTGTCACCTATCCTACTTGGTATCAAGGATAACACAGGGTTTGGTAACAACGCTGAGGAGTTAAGAACTGCGTCTATTATCATGGATAACATGGTGATCAGACCATTCCAACAGCAGATAACTGAGGGCCTTGAGGAGATCCTTGCATTTAACGATATTTACCTTAACCTATACTTCATAACACTACAGCCAATTGAATTCACAGAACTCGACAATATCTCAACCAAAGTTAAACGAGAAGAAGAAACAGGTGAGAAACTGTCAAGCCAAGTGCCTGAAGAGGTGCAAGATCTGTCAGACGAAGAGTTAAGTGACCTATTTGAGCAGCTAGAGGATTTAGGAGAGGTGATCTCTGATGATTGGGAGCTAGTGTCTACAGAGAGAGTAGATCTAGCTGACGCAAGCAAGCAGGACAATAAAGGTTACAAGGTTCGTTATGCATACATGCCTATGAGAAAGTCACCTGATAGCAGACAGTTCTGTCAACAGATGGAGGCCTTAACAGAGAAGGATATTGTATACAGACTAGAGGACATCAATCAAATGTCTTTCAGGGGTGTAAACAAAGAGCTAGGACATCAGGGCAGAAACTATAGCCTGTTCAAGTTCAAGGGGGGCAAGAACTGTCACCACTACTGGGAGAAAAGAGTATATAAAAAGAAAACACAAGTAAGCGAGGATGAGGCATTAGCAGATGGCTACACAGCACCAAACAACCCAAGTGAGGTTTCTGTTGCTCCAAAAGATATGCCAAACAAAG